CATTTCATTAATGCCAGTTGATACCGGATATCTTAGAGAAAGTGTAACGATGGACTTTAAAGACGGCGGTTTTACTGGTGTTATTAATATTGGTAGTGAATACGCAATATATGTCAATTATGGTACTGGTATATATTCAACAGGCGCTGGAGGTAGTAGAGCGAAAAAGATACCGTGGTCATACAAGGATGCAAACGGTAAGTGGCACACTACTAAAGGACAACATGCTCAACCTTTTTGGGAGCCGGCAATAGACGCTGGGCGAGCATTCTTTAATAAGTATTTTTCGTGAGGTGGTTAAGATATGTGGGTATCAGTTGAACGGTACTTATTTAACAAAGTATATAACAAATTAAAAAGTAACCCTATTATCCAAAAACAATTGGACGGTAGGGTTTTTGATTGCGTTCAAAAAGACGCTGTTTACCCATATATCGTTGTGGGTGAAACAAACGTCACTAACAAAGAAACGACCACGAGCATGGTCGAAGATGTCGGCATCACATTGCATGTTTATAGTCAAGCGCGTAATAGAGATGAGGCATCACAAATAATTCAATTTTTAGGCTTCGTCTTAAATAACGAAATCGAAATTGATTATTATTCATTCATTAAAAGTCGGATTGATACACAAGAAGTTATTACTGACATAGATCAGTACACTAAACACGGTATCATTCGGCTTGTTTTTAAATACAGACATAACACATTACAAAGGAGTGTAACGAATGGCGCAGGATAAATATATTGTCGCTCTCCAAATCGCTGATAAAGATTTAGCTAAGAAGCTAACTATCGAAGAAGCAACGCTTTTAGGTAGTTTAGCAGAGGGTGGGCACACTATCAGTAATGACCTTGCTGAAATCATTCAAGGCGGTAAGAAAGATTATAGCCGTAACTCTGTCGAAGAAGAAATCAAGTTAACGCTTGATGTCGTTCCGGGAGATAAAGGTCAATTAGCATTAAAAGAATCGGTTAAGCAATTCAAACAATTACGTGTTTGGATTTGGGAAACTAAAAAACGCGATGGCAAACATCACGGTGTATTCGCATATGTAGTTATCGAAGAGCACGAATGGTCATTTGATGACGAAGATAACAAAATCGAAATCACAGCGAAAGTTAAGTTCAATAGTGCAGACGGTACAATCAACGATTTACCAAAAGAATGGCTTAACCCTAGCGCATTGGCTCCAGTTGTTGAATTCGAAGACATGAACGCTTACGAAGATAGTTATGAAAACCGAACTAAAAAAACAACTGCTGGCAGTAGCGATTTAAGTATGTAATTAACGAGGGCATAAGCCCTCTATTTTTTTGTACAAAATAACGATAAACGAGGTATTTAATATGACTGAAACAACTTTTAATCCAATTACATCATTAACGATTAACAATGAAGAAGTGAAAGCAAAAGCAACATTTATGTTCGATAAAACCGCTAAAAAATTTGCAACTGAACAAGAAGATAACAAAGGTAGAAAACAAAAAACCTCAGGATTTACTAATGTTTATAACGCTTTATTAGAGCGTGACACAGTGGCAATTGTAGACTTTTGGGAATGCGCAACAGCTTATCTAGGTAAAAGCGCACCTAAAAGAGAAGATATTGAAGCGGAAATCATGGAAATCATCGAAAGAGAAAACGACACGTTAAATCTATTACAAGGTGCGTTGGACGTAATGAATAATAGTGGTTTTTTCAAGCAGAAATCACGTCTATTCTGGACACAGATGAACCAAGCGCCATCGTTAGCCAAAGAAGACGAGAAAGAGGGCGCGAAAGCTGGTATCGAGATGATGAAGAACAACTACAAAGAAATCATGACCGTAGCACCTTATTAGACTATTCGGAAATAAGGCAGATGACAAGTCGTTACATAGGTTATATGAGTAATGACGAGCTAATGAGCATGCTACCTGCCGAATGGAATGACTGGATTATTGGCGCTAGACAAGCATTGATTGACCAAAGGGACATCGCGTTGTACGGCGCTCAATATAATGCGGTCGCTCAAGCTGGTAAATCACTAAAACGTTTTGTTAGGCAGAACGAAAGAGAACATTATATTATTCGTGGTCAAGAAGACGAATATGAAAAAATGAAACAGCGTGAGCTAGCTAAAAACAAACGTAAAAGAGAAATACAAAAACAAGGGACTCGCAAGTTCCTTAACAGCTTAAAAACAAGTCATAAAGGAGGTTAGGCATGGAAAAGAATTTTCTAGCTCGTATTACAGCTATAATCAGTGATTTTAAAAGGAATATGAGAACTGCTCAACGTATGGCTAAAACTGATATACCGGACGAAATCAAGACAGAAGTTACAGCTAACATAAGAGATTACCAAAGAGAGTTAACGCGAGCTAAATCGATGGCTCAGCGATGGCGAGAACATAAAGTTAATATCGATGCAGATGCTAGCAAAGTGAAACAAGTCATATCGTTTGTTAAAGTAGAACTATCGAATATCAGACGTAAAAAAGTTGAAATTGATGGCGACGCAAGCGGATTAAAAAGAAATGTTGCGACTTCTAAAGCAATGTTAGCTGGTTGGCGCAAACACACTGTTAAATTAGATTTTGATACAACTGGAATGACGAAAATGCAAGTAGCGTTGACTGCTGGTAAAAGAGCGTTAGATCAGTATCAATCAACAATGGATGGCATCGCATCAAATATTAGAACTTTCGGTACTATCTTCGCACAACAAGTCAAAGGTTTAATGATTGCTAGTATACAAGCGTTAATACCAGTAATTGCTGGATTAGTTCCGGCTATTATGGCGGTACTTAATGCCGTTGGTGTATTAGGTGGTGGCGTCGTTGGTTTAGCTGGTGCATTCTCTGTAGCAGGTGTTGGAGCGGTTGGTTTCGGCGCAATGGCTATTACTGCACTAAAAATGGTAAAAGATGGAACATTAGCAGTAACAAAAGAAGTTCAAAACTTTAGAGATGCAAGCGATCAGTTAAAAACTACATGGCAAGGCATTGTAAAAGAGAATCAAGCAAGTATCTTTAATGCGATGTCAGCGGGTATCAGAGGCGTTACAAGTGCGATGTCGCAATTAAAACCTTTCTTATCCGAAGTATCTATGCTGGTAGAAGCGAACGCGCGCGAGTTTGAGGATTGGGTTAAACATTCTGAAACGGCTAAGAAAGCGTTTGAAGCATTGAATAGCATAGGTGGTGCAATCTTCGGAGATTTATTGAACGCTGCAGGACGATTTGGCGACGGATTAGTTAACATTTTCACTCAATTAATGCCGTTGTTCAAATTTGTGTCTCAAGGACTACAGAACATGTCTATAGCTTTCCAAAATTGGGCTAATAGTGTAGCTGGTCAGAATGCTATTAAAGCGTTTATTGACTATACTACCACTAATTTACCTAAGATTGGCCAGATATTTAGCAATGTATTTGCTGGTATTGGTAATTTAATGATTGCTTTTGCTCAAAACAGTTCTAATATTTTTGATTGGTTAGTTAAATTAACTTCTCAATTCAGAGCGTGGTCAGAACAAGTAGGACAATCACAAGGGTTCAAAGACTTTATCAGTTACGTTCAAGAGAATGGTCCTACTATTATGCAGTTAATCGGTAATATCGTAAAAGCGTTAGTAGCATTTGGTACTGCAATGGCTCCTATAGCTAGTAAATTATTAGATTTCATCACTAATTTAGCTGGTTTCATTGCTAAGCTGTTTGAAACACATCCAGCAGTAGCGCAGATTATTGGTGTTATCGGTATTTTAGGTGGCGTATTTTGGGCTTTAATGGCTCCGATCGCAGCTGTTAGCAGTGTGTTAAGTAATGTGTTTAGTATGACTTTATTGAATGTTGTCAAAAGAATACTGGATTTAACTAGAATAACTGGGGTGGTAAGTAAAGCGTTCGGTTTATTGACTGGTGCTTTCACAAGTATTTCTTGGCCAATATTAGCAGTAGTTGCAGTCATTGGTGTATTCATTGGTATTCTTGTTTATTTATGGAAAACAAACGAGAATTTCAGAAAAACAATAACAGAAGCTTGGAACGGTATTAAAACAGCAGTTTCCGGTGCGATTCAAGGTGTAGTTGGCTGGTTAACTGAATTGTGGGGCAAAATCCAATCAACATTACAACCGATAATGCCTATATTGCAAGTATTAGGACAAATATTCATGCAAGTCTTAGGTGTTTTGGTAATAGGCATTATTACAAATGTTATGAATATCATACAAGGTTTGTGGACTTTAATTACAATTGCGTTCCAAGCCATAGGAACAGTGATATCCGTAGCAGTCCAAATCATAGTAGGTTTATTCACTGCTTTAATTCAATTGCTTACTGGCGACTTCTCAGGTGCTTGGGAGACAATTAAAACTACGATTACCAATGTACTTGATACGATTTGGCAATACATGCAATCAGTTTGGGAGTCAATTATCGGCTTTTTAACTGGAGTAATGAATCGAACACTTTCTATGTTTGGTACAAGTTGGTCACAGATATGGAGTACAATCACTAATTTTGTTAGCAGTATTTGGAACACTGTTACAAGCTGGTTCAGTCGAGTGGCTTCGAGTGTAGCTGAAAAAATGGGGCAAGCACTAAACTTTATTATCACAAAAGGTTCCGAATGGGTTTCTAATATTTGGAATACAGTTACAAGTTTCGCAAGTAAAGTAGCTGATGGATTTAAAAGAGTTGTCTCAAATGTAGGCGACGGCATGAAAAACGCGCTTGATAAGATTAAAAGCTTTTTCAGCGATTTTTTAAATGCCGGAGCAGAATTAATAGGCAAAGTAGCAGAAGGTGTAGCTAACGCCGCGCACAAAGTAGTAAGCGCGGTAGGCGATGCGATTTCATCAGCGTGGGACTCTGTAACTTCATTTGTAAGTGGACACGGCGGAGGTAGTGGTTTAGGTAAAGGTTTAGCGGTATCACAAGCTAAAGTAATGGCTACTAGCTTTGGTAAAACATTTACAAGTGAGTTAGGTTCAACGTTAACGGATGGATTCAACGACAGTTTAACACCAAGCGTTGACGGCCATATGACAAATGATGTGCAACATAGTATGAAAGAAAATAATAGACCTATTGTTAATGTAACTGTTAGAAACGAGGGCGATCTAAACATGATTAAATCTCACATTGACGATATGGATGCAAAAGATGGTAGTTTCAACTTAATGTAAGGGAGGTTTGTTTATTGATAGCCCATGATGTAGAAATTATTAAAAATGGTGTGAAGTACCGAGTCAGTGACAATCCTCACACTTACAAACACTTAAGAGTGCTTGATTACAATGTTATCGGTTCGGGTTACAAAAGGAATTATTCGCCTTTAGATTGTGTTGACGGACGTTTTCACAATTACGCTAAAGAAGAATATAAAAAAGTTGAATTAAGATTGAGGTATGAAGTACCTAAAATTGCTTATGCCTCACATCTTAAATCAGACATTCAAACATTGTTTTATGGTCGCTTTTACCTAAGAGAATTGGCAACTCCGGATAACACTATCAAATTTGAAAATATGTTCGAACCGTTAGAACAAGAATTTGAATTAGATTATGTTGACGGCAGACAATTATATGTCGGATTAGTTAGTGAAGTATCTTTTGACACAACTAAGACTGCCGGAGAATTCACTTTGACTTTCGAAACAACAGAATTGCCGTTCTTTGAAAGTATCGGCTATAGCACTGATTTAGAAAGTGATAACGATTTAGAAAAATGGTCAGTTCCGGACAGAATAGCACTAAATGAAAATGATAGAAGTAGACAAATGACATTCTATAATACGAGTTCTGGAGATGTTTATTACAACGGAGATGTGGCATTAACACAATTCAACCAATTCAATGTAGTTGAAATTGAATTGGCCGAAGATGTTAAAGCTGATGATAAAGACGGTTTCACTTTCTATATGGATAAAGGAAACATCTCAGTAATTAAAGATGTCGATTTAAAAGCAGGCGATAAAATCATTTTTGATAACAAGCACACATATAGAGGCAATTTAAATATTGACCTATACAACAAGACCTTAGAACAACCGGTGTTGTATCCTGGTTGGAATCATTTTAAAGCCAACAGACTTATGAAAAAGATAGTCTTTAGACACAAATTATATTACAGATAAGGAGTAGCATATGCCGGTATTATTAAAAAGTTTGCAAGGCGTCGGTCATGCGATTCATGTTAATACAAAATTAAACGAAAAATTGAATGAAGATAGTACGTTAGACATTGATATGATAGAAAATGCCAGCACTTTCGACGCAATCGGCGCTATTACAAAGATGTGGACTATCACAAATATAAAAGGGGAAGATGACCTCAACGAATATGTAATAGTAATGCTTGATAAATCAACAATCGGAAACAAAATCAAACTTAGTATCAAAGCGAGACAAAAAGAATTAGACGATCTAAACAATTCTAGGATTTACCAAGAATATAACGAAAGTTTCACAGGCGTAGAATTTTTTAACACTGTATTTAAAGGAACTAGTTATAAGTACGTATTGCATACTAAGGTTGACGCGTCAAAATTCGAGGGATTAGGTAAGGGAGACACAAGGCTTGAGATATTCAAAAAAGGGCTTGAACGTTATCATCTCGAATATGAATATGAAGCTAAAACTAAGACGTTTCACTTGTACGATGAATTATCTAAAGTAGCAGGTTACTACATCAAATCAGGTGTAAATGCTGATAATGTCAAGATTCAAGAAGATGCTTCTAAATGCTACACATATATAAGAGGTTATGGCGACTTTGACGGTCAACAAACTTTTACAGAGGCTGGATTACAATTCGAATTCACACACCCATTAGCACAACTGATTGGGAAAAGGGAAGCGCCTCCGTTAATAGATGGACGTATAAAAAAAGAGGATGTTTTAAAAAAATCAATGGAGCTAGTGATAAAGAAAAGTGTCACTGCTTCTATTTCTTTGGACTTCGTAGCACAGCCTGAGCATTTTCCAGAGGCTAATCCTAGAATTGGCGATGTCGTAAGAGTGGCCGAACCAACTATAGGCTATAACGACTTAGTAAGAATAGTCGAGATTACTACACATAGAGATGCATATAACAACATCATCAAACAAGATGTAGTATTAGGCGATTTTACAATGCGTGACAGATATAGAAAAGCTATCCATGAAGCTACGAACTACGTTAAGAATGTAAAAACAACTAAGTCAGACCCAGCTAAGTACTTGAGAGAACTAAACGCTAAAGTCAACGCTAGTTTATCTATAAATAATGAGTTAGTTAAGCAGAATGAAAAAATAAACGCAAAAGTCGATAAGATGAGTACTAAAACAGTTACAACTGCGAATGGCACGATCATGTACGACTTTACGAGTCAATCAAGTATAAGAAATATCAAATCTATTGGAACGATTGGCGATTCTGTAGCTAGAGGGTCTCATGCAAAAACTAATTTCACAGAAATGTTAGGCAAGAAATTAAAAGCGAAAACGACCAACCTTGCAAAAGGTGGCGCAACTATGGCAACTGTTACAGATACAAACAACGTTGAAAATAGTATTTATAGACAAGCAGAACAAATTAGAGGCGACTTAATCATATTACAAGGCACTGATGATGACTGGTTACACGGTTATTGGGCAGGCGTACCGATAGGCACTGATAAAACGGACACTAAAACGTTTTATGGTGCCTTTTGTTCTGCAATTGAAGTTATACGAAAAAATAACCCAGATTCAAAAATACTAGTAATGACAGCTACTAAACAATGTCCTATGCGTGGCACAACGATACGCCGTAAAGACACGGACAAAAACAAACTAGGGTTAACACTTGAGGACTATGTAAACGCTCAAATATTAGCTTGTAGTGAGTTAGATGTACCAGTGTTTGACGCATATCACACAGATTACTTTAAGCCATACAATCCAGCTTTTAGGAAAGCGAGCATGGAGGACGGCTTACACCCTAACGAAAAAGGTCACGAGGTTATTATGTACGAGTTAATCAAGGATTATTACAGTTTTTACGACTAAAGGAGGCAACCAATGGCTTACGGATTAATTACAAGTTTACATTCAATGACAGGTCGGAAAATAGTTGCTCAACATGAGTATAACTATCGCTTGTTAGATGAAGGTATGAGCAAACTTGAGAAAATGTTTATATACCATCAAAAAGAAGAAATATACGCACACTCAGCGAAACAAATTAAATACTTGAATGACAGTGTTGAAGATTATTTAACGTATTTAAATGGCCGTTTTAGCAATATGATTCTAGGCCATAACGGCGACGGTATCAATGAAGTAAAAGACGCGCGTATTGATAATACAGGTTATGGTCATAAGACATTGCAAGATCGTTTGTATCATGATTATTCAACACTAGATGCTTTCACTAAAAAGGTTGAGAAAGCTGTAGATGAACACTATAAAGAATATCGAGCTACAGAATACCGATTCGAACCAAAAGAGCAAGAACCGGAATTCATCACAGATTTATCGCCATATACTAACGCAGTAATGCAATCATTTTGGATAGACCCTAGAACAAAAATTATTTATATGACACAAGCGCGTCCAGGCAATCATTACATGTTATCTAGATTGAAGCCTAACGGACAATTTATTGATAGATTGCTTGTTAAAAATGGCGGTCACGGTACACACAATGCGTATAGATACATTGATGGAGAATTATGGATTTATTCAGCTGTATTGGACAGTAACAAAAACAACAAGTTTGTACGTTTCCAATATAGAACTGGAGAAATAACTTATGGTAATGAAATGCAAGATGTCATGCCGAATATATTTAACGACAGATATACGTCAGCGATTTATAATCCTATAGAAAATTTAATGATTTTCAGACGTGAATATAAAGCTTCTGAAAGACAAGCTAAGAATTCATTGAATTTCATTGAAGTAAGAAGTGCTGACGATATTGATAAAGGTATAGACAAAGTATTGTATCAAATGGATATACCTATGGAATACACTTCAGATACACAACCTATGCAAGGTATCACTTATGATGCAGGTATCTTATATTGGTATACAGGTGATTCGAATACAGCCAACCCTAACTACTTACAAGGTTTCGATATAAAAACAAAAGAATTGTTATTTAAACGACGTATCGATATTGGCGGTGTGAATAATAACTTTAAAGGAGACTTCCAAGAAGCTGAGGGTCTAGATATGTATTACGATCTAGAAACAGGACGTAAAGCACTTTTAATAGGGGTAACTATTGGACCTGGTAATAACAGACATCACTCAATTTATTCTATCGGCCAAAGAGGTGTTAACCAATTCTTAAAAAACATTGCACCTCAAGTATCGATGACTGATTCAGGTGGACGTGTTAAACCGTTACCAATACAGAACCCAGCATATCTAAGTGATATTACGGAAGTTGGTCATTACTATATCTATACGCAAGACACACAAAATGCGTTAGATTTCCCGTTACCGAAAGCGTTTAGAGATGCAGGTTGGTTCTTTGATGTACTGCCTGGACACTATAATGGCGCTCTAAGACAAGTACTTACCAGAAACAGCACAGGTAGAAATATGCTTAAATTCGAACGTGTCATTGACATTTTCAATAAGAAAAACAACGGAGCATGGAATTTCTGTCCGCAAAACGCCGGTTATTGGGAACATATCCCTAAGAATATTACAAAATTATCAGATTTAAAAATCGTTGGTTTAGATTTCTATATCACTACTGAAGAATCAAAACGATTTACTGATTTTCCTAAAGACTTTAAAGGTATTGCAGGTTGGATATTAGAAGTAAAATCGAATACACCAGGTAACACAACACAAGTATTAAGACGTAATAACTTCCCGTCTGCACATCAATTTTTAGTTAGAAACTTTGGTACTGGTGGCGTTGGTAAATGGAGTTTATTCGAGGGAAAGGTGGTTGAATAATGGTAGTAGATAATTTTTCGAAAGATGATAACTTAATCGAGTTACAAACAACATCACAATATAATCCGGTTATTGACACAAACATCAGTTTCTATGAATCAGATAGAGGAACTGGTGTTTTAAATTTTGCAGTAACTAAGAATAACAGACCGTTATCTATAAGTTCTGAACATGTTAAAACATCTATCGTGTTAAAAACCGATGATTATAACGTAGATAGAGGCGCTTATATTTCAGACGAATTAACGATAGTAGACGCAATTAATGGGCGTTTGCAGTATGTGATACCGAATGAATTTTTAAAACATTCAGGCAAGGTGCATGCTCAGGCATTCTTTACACAAAACGGGAGTAATAATGTTGTTGTTGAACGTCAATTTAGCTTCAATATTGAAAATGATTTAGTTAGTGGGTTTGATGGTATAACAAAGCTTGTTTATATCAAATCTATTCAAGATACTATCGAAGCTGTCGGTAAAGACTTTAACCAATTAAAGCAAAATATGGCTGATACACAAACGTTAATAGCAAAAGTGAATGATAGTGCGACAAAAGGCATTCAACAAATCGAAATCAAGCAAAACGAAGCTATACAAGCTATTACTGCGACGCAAACTAGTGCAACACAAGCTGTTACAGCTGAAGTCGATAAAATAGTTGAAAAAGAGCAAGCGATTTTTGAACGTGTTAACGAAGTTGAACAACAAATCAATGGCGCTGACCTTGTTAAAGGTAATTCAACAACAAATTGGCAAAAGTCTAAACTTACAGATGATTACGGTAAAGCAATTGAATCGTCTGAGCAGTCCATAGATAGCGTTTTAAGCGCAGTTAACACATCTAGGATTATTCATATTACTAATGCAACAGATGCGCCAGAAAAGACGGATATAGGCACGTTAGAGAAGCCTGGACAAGATGGTGTTGATGACGGTTCTTCGTTCGATGAATCAACTTATACATCAAGCAAATCTGGTGTGTTAGTTGTTTATGTTGTTGATGATAGTACGGCACGTGCAACATGGTATCCAGATGATTCAAACGACGAATATACAAAATATAAAATTAGCGGTACATGGTACCCATTTTATAAAAAGAATGACGGTGACTTAACTAAGCAATTTGTTGAAGAAACGTCTAACAACGCTTTAAATCAAGCAAAGCAGTATGTAGATGATAAATTCGGAACAACGAGCTGGCAACAACATAAATTGACAGAACATAACGGTCAATCAATTCAAAAGAATTTATATAACGCCAAAGGCAATTTAGAAGCATTGGGGGCTGGGAATTATTACGTAACAAGTGTGCCGGATTTACCAGGTAGTGTTGAAAGTTATGAGGGTTATTTATCGGTATTCGTTAAAGATGATACAAACAAGCTATTTAACTTCACACCTTATAACTCTAAAAAGATTTACACACGATCAATCACAAACGGCAGACTTGAGCAACAGTGGACAGTTCCTAATGAACATAAATCAACGGTATTGTTCGACGGTGGCGCAAATGGTGTAGGTACAACAATCAATCTAACTGAACCGTACACAAACTATTCTATTTTGTTGGTAAGTGGAACTTATCCAGGTGGCGTTATTGAGGGATTCGGACTAACCGCATTACCTAACGCGATTCAATTGAGTAAAGCGAATGTAGTTGACTCAGACGGCAACGGTGGCGGTATTTATGAGTGCTTACTATCCAAAACAAGTAGCACTACTTTAAGAATAGATAACGATGTGTACTTTGATTTAGGTAAAACATCAGGTTCTGGAGCGAATGCCAACAAAGTTACTATAACTAAAATTATGGGGTGGAAATAATGAAAGTAACAGTAAACGATAAAAACGAAGTTATCGGATACGTTAATACTGGCGGATTACGCAATAGTTTAGATGTAGATGATAACAATGTGCCTATCAAATTCAAAGAAGAGTTTGAACCTAGAAAGTTTGTTTTCACTAACGGCGAAATTAAATATAACAGCAATTTTGAAAAAGAAGACGTACCGAATGCATCAAGCCAACAAAGTGAATCAGATTTGAGTGATGAAGAACTTCGCGGAATGGTTGCAAGTATGCAAATGCAGGTGACGCAAGTAAACATTTTGGCGATGGAATTAAAGCAACAAAACGCTATGTTAACACAACAGTTGACTGAACTAAAAGCTGGTAAAACAAATACAGAGGGGGACGTTTAAATGGAGAAAATTAAGATGATTTATCCAACTTTCAAGGACATTAAAACTTTTTATGTGTGGGGTTGCTATAAAAATGACCAAATTAAGTGGTACGTAGACATGGGTGTAATCGACAAAGAAGAATATGCATTGATCACTGGAGAAAAATATCCAGAAACAAAAGATGAAAAGTCACAGGTGTAATGCTTGAGGCTTTTTAATTTAACACAAAGTAGGTGGCGTAATGTTTGGATTTACCAAACGGCACGAACATGAATGGCGAATTAGAAGATTAGAAGAGAATGATAAAACAATGCTTAGCACTCTCAATGAGATTAAATTAGGTCAAAAAACTCAAGAGCAAGTTAACATTAAATTAGATAAAACTTTAGATGCTATCCAGAGGGAAAGAC